GGAACGGGCGGCCCAGCGCGACCGCGGCCGCGAGCTGCAGCGACAGGTTCGACTTGCCGACGCCGCCGTTTGCCGACAGCAGCGTCGTCGTGCGCGCTGGCATCCACCCCGCCAGGGCGAATGTCGCCGGTTCTGGGGCGGTCTGTGCCAGCCGGGTCCAGTCGATCGGGGCGGGCTCGAGCGCCGCCGTGGCGCGCTCTGGCTTCGGCCCGAGGTTGATCGTGACGGGCGCCAGCGGCTCTGGGCGGAAGCGCTCGGCCCCCTGCACCATCCGCGGGATCTCGTTGTACCGCGCCTGCCAGCGCTCGAGCTCGGCGCCTGAGCTCGGGCGGGCAGCTTCCATCAGTCCGCGCAGGTGATTGACGACTGCGCCGCCCGACGCGCCCGAGGCGACGAGCTTCGCCGAGAGCTTGATCAGCGGGTCGTGGTAGCTTTCGCCGCTCAAAATGCTGTGAATGAGCGACGCATTCTCCGTATCGCTCGGCGTGTCGGTCGCGCGTGGCGCCGGGGCTGACACCCTCGAGCGCACCGCGTCCAGGTCGAGCCCGAAGACGCCGAGGGCGTCCTCGAGCGTGTATCGATTGCCGGGGTGCCAAGCCTTGAGCTGCACCGGCGTGTTGCGCCCGCTCTTGCCGTTCGTGCCGGCCGGCAGCCGGCAGTACCGCACCGCGTTGTTGCCTGAGCTGTCGGCGCGGATCAGACGCGCGTCCGCCATCGCCTGCATCACCGCGTCGATCAGCGCAACATCACGCGTCGCCGGGTCGTCCGCATCGAGCAGCACGCCGATCTGGTGATTCAATGGCGAGGTCTCGATGACGAACGAGGGCGTGCCGTTGAGCTCATCGGGATCGGCGTCATCCGCCACGAGCGCCGCGAGCGAATCGAACGCGCTCTTGCTCCGGCGTGGCCGTCCATCACCGAGCGCGAGGCGCGCCACCGAGTAGTAGGTGTTGTCCTCGACGCGCCGGTCGATCATCAACTGCTGGTTGGGCGTGCCGAGGTAGGCCTGCCCCGCCCAGGCGTCCGGCGTGACCGCGTTGGGGTCGCCGCGAAACGCTGCGATCCAGCCGTGTTGGCCGGCGCCGAGTGGGCCGTAAACGGCCGACAGAAATTCGGAGTTACTCACCATCCCCGCCCCCGCGCCGGTTACTTGATGATCACGAAGTCGCGCAGCTGGAGCTTGATGCGTTCCTTTTTGCAGTGCGCCAAGATGGTCGCCCAATGCCGCTGCGGGACATGCCCGCCCGTGCCGCGCTTCGATGCCGGCATCATCCAGCGACAGACTGCACTCGGATTCAGTTGCACGATGCGCGCAGTCGCGCGGACTCCGCCCAGTTTTTGAACGACTTCGCGCGCCGGGGATAGCTGGCTCATTTTCTGCTCTGGTGTTCTGTTAAGTTGCAGGGACGCGGCCGAAGGTGCTTTAATGTTGCGGGATTGTCAACACCCCGCCAACATTGCAACGAGGCAAACATGAAACAGCAACGTGTCAACACTGCGTGGTTCAAAGATCGCCTGGCGGAGCGCGATCTTTCGATGCGGCGGCTCGCCAAGCTGCTCGAGCTTGACCCGAGCGCTGTCTCGCTGATGCTGCGAGGCAAGCGAGTAATGACCGCCGACGAGGCCAACCGGATCAGTGGCCTGCTCACGATCCCCGTCACCGAGGTGCTCGCGCAGGCGGGCATTCAGATCGACGACGACGCACGGCATCTGCCGATCAAAGCATATGTCGACGCGCGCGGCGTGCTGACGCCGCTGACATCAAAGAATCCTAGGCGAATTGCAGCCCCGCGTGACGTGCCCGCGAACGGACTCGCGATCCAGATCCGCGCGCCCGAGCTGCAGATGGACGGATGGGTGATTTTCGCAGGAGCGTTCGATTTACGCGTCACGGCACTGATCGATCGGCTGTGCGTGATCGAGATCCAGAGCGACGGCCATATGGTCGGCACGTTGAAGCGCGGCTATGACGACGAGCGATTCAACCTGGTGCCGTTTACCGGCGCGGCGGTGTCGGCCAACGTCGCGGTCAAGGCTGCCGCCCCGGTGCTGTGGATTCGGCCGGTCTGATCCGGCCCTTTGTCGTAACTGTTGCGATCTTCTCAACGTGCTGCTATCTTCCAACGCGCCCCCACCACGGAGCTCAAACCAATGAACCTCGAAACACTCGCCGCGGATTGGCTTGCCGCGAAGCGTGCAGAAAACGAAGCCAACACCCGCCGGCTGCAGATCGAGCAGGACATGCTCAAGCTGGCGCCCGCCCTCGAAGAGGGCTCGCAGTCGACCATCCTGACGAACGGCTGGAAGTTCAAGACGACCGGCAAGCTCAGCTACAAGGCCGACGTCGACAAGCTGCTGTCGTTGACGGCCGCGTGGCCTGAGAAGCCGGTGAAGACGAAGGTCGAGGCGGACGAGTCGCTGCTCAAGGCGATCCGCACCGATCGGCCGGATCTTTGGCGCCAGATCGCGCCCGCGATCACGGTGAAGCCCGCGAAGACGTACATCGTCGTCGAGGAGGTGTCCAGTGGCGTTTGACTTAAAGTCGATCAAGAAGAACACCGCCCTGTCGGCGCCGCGCGTCCTGGTCTATGGCGTCGAGGGTATCGGCAAGTCGACGTTCGCCGCCGGCGCGCCCGCGCCGATCTTCATCCAGACCGAGGACGGTCTCGGGTCTCTCGCGGTCGATCACTTCCCGGTCGCGCAGAAATCCGCCGACGTGCTGGATGCGATCGCGGCATTACATGAACCCGGTCACAGTTTTCAAACCGTCGTGATCGATTCGCTCGATTGGCTTGAAACCCTGATCTGGCGTGACATCGAAGCAAAGTTTGAGGCGAAGGATTTGGCGTATGGGAAGGGATCGATGATAGCCGCCGAAGAGTGGCGCAAGGTGCTGGACGGGCTCAACTCGCTGCGCAACAACCAGGGCATGGCCGTGGTGCTGATCGCGCACTGCGAGATCAAGCGCTTCGACAGTCCAGAAACCGAACCCTACGATCGGTACCAGCCGAAGCTGCAGGCCCGCTCGAGCGCCCTGGTGCGCGAGTGGTGCGATGCGGTGCTGTTCGCCAACTACCGCACGATCGTCAAGAAGGCCGAGGTGGGCTTCAACAAGGAAGTCAGCCGCGGCATCAGCACCGGCGAGCGCCTGCTCTACACGAGCGAGCGGCCGGCCTACATGGCGAAAAACCGTTATGCACTCCCCGAGAGCATCCCGCTCGCGTGGGAGGCGTTCGTCAACGCAATCACGTCAAACTGAGGAACCGACAGTGCCTTCATTTCAATTCGACGCCCAGAACCACGTTGCGCCGCCGGCGCCGGAGCGCAGCCCGTTGCCGCGCGGCTTCTACCAGGTCATGGTGATCGGGTCCGATCTCAAGCCCACGCAGGCCGGCACCGGCCAGTACGTCGAGCTCGTGCTGCAGGTGGTCGACGGCGACCACAGCGGCCGGCGCGTCTGGGATCGGCTCAACGTCAGCAACCCGAACAAGACCGCCGAGGACATCGCCAAGCGCCAGCTGCAGCAGCTGTGCCTGGCGGCCGGCGTCACGAACCTGACCGACACTGAACAGCTGCACGACATCCCCGTGATGGCGGAAATCGACATCGACCGGAAAGACCCGACGCGCAATCGCGTGATGGGCTACGCCGGCATCGCCGGTGCGTCTGGGAAACCTTCTGCCCAGGCCGCGCGGCCCGGTGCCGCCGCATCTCCCCCTGCGGCGAAGCCGGCTGCGCGGCCCTGGGAGCGCCGATAATGGCGCAAGTCCCTGCTTCGCAGCACACAACCGGGGAGGCCATTGTCAAATGGCGTGCGCGAGAGAAGCAGGAACACCGGGAACACCTCGGGGCGTCGTTGATCGGCCACGCGTGCGATCGGCACATCTGGCTCTCGTTCCGCTGGGCGATGACGCCCAGTTGGGACGGCCGGATGCTGCGGCTCTTCGACCGCGGCAAGCGCGAGGAGGCGGTCGTCGCCGAGGAGCTGCGAGGCATCGGCGTCGATCTGCACACGCACGACGGCGACAAGCAGATCGAGTGCCGTGACGAGTCGGGGCACTTCGGCGGCAGCGTCGACGGCATCGGCCGTGGCTTCCCCGAGGCGCCCAAGACCTGGGCGATCCTCGAGGTGAAGACGCACAGCGCGAAGAGCTTTACAGACCTCAAGAAGGTCGGCGTCGCCGAGAGCAAGCCGCAGCACTACGCGCAGATGCAGTCCTACATGGGACTGCTGAAGCTCGAGCGCGCGATGTACCTCGCGGTGAACAAAGACAACGACGAGCTCTACACCGAGTGGGTGCACTTCGACGAGGACGCGTTCAAGGCGATGCAGGAGCGTGCCCGGCGCATCATTGACTCGAAGACCCCACCGGCGAAGCTCTCCGAAGATCCGGCGCACTGGCAGTGCAAGGGGTGCCCGTTCTTCTCAGTCTGTCACGAGCAGAAGGTGGCCGAGGTGAGCTGCCGAACATGCTGCCACGCGACCCCCGTTGCGGCCGGCGCATGGCATTGCGACGTTCACGGCACCGCACGCAACAAGGGTGAGCAGCGCAGCGCCTGTGAGCAGCACCTGTTCATCCCCGACCTCGTGCCCTTTGG